AAATACTAGTTTTTTTGCAACAGGCCTTATTAAAACTGGCACTTGGTATCATTTTGCTGCGTCGCGCAATGCTGGTGTTATCAAGGCATACATCAACGGCACAGCGTTTGCCACAATTGCGAATACTAATTCCATCGGCTCTACGTCCAAGGTTCTAAACATTGGACAGCAGCCGGGAGGAACTTGGCCTTGGAACGGATACGTTGACGATTGGCGTATCTCCAAGGGCATAGGCCGCTACCCCTACAACTTCACGCCCCCAACAGCAGAGTTCCCGAACATCGGCGGCACGGTCACGCTGACTGCCGATCCGTATTACGACTACACCACTCTGCTGCTGCCCGGTAACGGCACCAACGGAGCGCAGAACAATACGTTCCTAGACTCATCCACCAACAACTTCACGATCACCCGCAACGGCAACACGACGCAGGGTACGTTCTCGCCGTTCTCGCAGACGGGGTGGGGGAACTACTTTGATGGGACAGGCGATTACCTTACCGTTTCCAACAATACCGCGCTGCAAATGGGAAGCGGGGACTTCACTATTGAATACTGGTGGTATCCGACCAGTATCGCCAGTTATCAAAATCCAATAGACAAAGGGTATGCCCAAGCTGGCGGATTGCTTTTGCAGACTGGCAACGGCGATGGAAAGATTATTGTTTACGCTAACGGCGGCGCTGTCATTACCGCAAGCACGGCAGTCGCCGTAAACGCTTGGAACCACATGGCACTTGTTCGTAACGGAACATCGCTGGTTCTATATCTAAACGGCACATCAGTTGGGTCGGCAACAAATTCAACCAATTTTAATAATGCATCGGATTTAGGAATTGGCGCAACTGCTACAGCCCCAGGCGGCGGCGGCATTGGGTCGTTCCCAATCGTGGGCTATTTGTCCAACCTTCGTTTTGTGAAGGGAACTGCCGTATACACAGCTAACTTCACGCCTAGCACGACGCCGCTTACCGCCATTACTAACACCTCCCTTCTGACCTGTCAGAGCAACCGCTTCGTAGACAACAGCACCAACGCCTTTGCCATCACGCGCAACGGTGATGTGTCCGTCCAAGCCTTCAGCCCGTTCAACCCCACGGCAGCGTGGAGTGCAGCGACGTATGGCGGGAGTGGGTATTTTGATGGGAGCGGAGACTCATTAACAGCAACAAACAACGCTGCTTACGATTTTGGAAGTGGTGCATTTACGATTGAAGCATGGGCTTTTCCAACAACGGCATCTCAATTAGCGTTTGCGGCAAGAGGACAAAGTACTGGATTTGAAGGTTGGATTATTTCAACCACAAATTTTCTTGCTACTACAAATGGGTCAAGTTGGGACATTACAATAACCTTTACCACGGCATTAACAGCAAATGCTTGGAATCATGTTGCAATAGTTCGTAACGGCAATGTTTACACTGCTTACTTGAACGGTGTTGCAAATGGCACAACCACCGTTTCTGGATCAATTGTTGCTGGTACAGCCGTTGCAGTTATTGGGCGACGAGCCGGACAAACTGATTACAGCGGCTACATTTCCGACCTTCGCATTGTCAAAGGCACTGCCGTTTACACCGCTAATTTCACGCCTCCGACTGCCCCGCTCACCGCCATCACTAACACATCCCTGCTCACCAACTTCACCAACGCAGGCATCTACGACGCTACGTCCAAGAACGACCTTGAGACGGTGGGCAACGCGCAGATCAGCACGACGCAGAGCAAGTTCGGCGGGTCGTCGATGTACTTTGATGGGAGCGGAGACTGGTTAAAACTTAGCAACAATACGGCAGCGCAAGCGCAAGGGTTTGGAACCGGCGATTTCACGATTGAGTGCTGGGTTTATATCACCAGTTCAACCGTCGCAAACAATGGCATTTACGATTGCAGGTATTCCGCTTCTGCAACTGGCCCGTTGATTTATTACATTCCGACATCGGGATTGTTTATGTTTTACAACGGATCAAACACCATAAATGCCGGCACAATTACCATTAACACATGGAATCATGTGGCTTTAGTTAGGTACTCTGGTGTCACTAAGTTGTATATCAACGGAACGCAGGGCGGCAGTAACTACACCGATACAAACAACTATACATCGGGAGCCAATTCGGGTGCTGTTGGCGCGTTTTATGATGGCACTGGCGGCTGGAACGGCTACATTGACGACTTGCGAGTAACCCGTGGCATCGCCCGTTACACCAGCAACTTCACCCCGCCGACTACGGCGTTCCTGACCCTGTAAGGTGACACATGACTCTTTATAGTTTCAAAGGCCACTACCCGGTCGAAGTCATCGACAATAACAAGGGTTGGTACGAGGTTCCCGCCAAACCCGAGGCACCAGAAGGTAAGCAAGTTGCGTGGCTAAACGGCGAATGGGTCGTGCGTGATCCAAAGCCCGAGGATTGCCCCGGCTACCAATGGAACTGGAACCACAGCGAAATGGCGTGGGTGGAGTGTGAGTATTCGCAAACTGCCGTCATTGAAGAAGGTGGCGAGGAAGTGGAACCTCCGGTTATTACGGAGCCGACCGTTTCTGCTGTGGTCAGCAACGAATTTGATATCACTGTCGATGGAGTGCCCATTTAATTGAGCAACCTCTACGTCAACGGCGGTTATTGGATATTCGAGTACGCCGAGGGCGAGGCTCGAGGTGAGGCTGCGCTTAACGCTGCGGCATCCCTATCCGCCATTGGCGAGAGGGTTCTAGGAGGAGCCTCTAGCCTCACTGCCGCTGCGACGATGACCTCAGCGGCAGTCAGGGTAAGACTTGGCTCGACATCTGTACTAGCCGAAGCGTCGCTCTCGATTGATGGCGTGCGTATTAGGGATGCGCAGGCTGCGCTCAATGCGGTGAGCACGCTAACCGCCAGCGCCATGAAGGTGGTGGTCGGTCAGGCGCAGCTCAGTGCGATTGCCACGCTGACCGCCACTGGCGTGCGAGTGCAGTTTGGCACAATCGCTATGTCTGCACTCTCGAGCATGACGACGGCTGGCAGGATTAAGTGGGAAGTGGAGCCTGACACGGCAGAGATATGGACGACATCGGCTGACACTTCCGAGACTTGGACACCGGTATCTAATACCGCAGAGACGTGGACAGTTAAGGTTCACCCTGCGATCTTGCAGTAGGAGCTAACATGGCAGATTCAACTACCACTAACTTGTCACTGACCAAGCCAGAGGTTGGCGCCTCTGCGGATACTTGGGGCGGCAAGCTCAACACCAACTTCGACACCATCGACGGCATCTTCAAGGATGACGGCACTGGCACGTCTGTCGGTATTCAGGTTGGCTCCGGCAAGGTGCTCAAGATTGGCGGCACGATGAACATGAGCGCGCTGACGGCGTCTAAGGCGCTGGCGCTGGATTCCAGTAAAAACGTCATAACGACGGATGGTCTTACCGGCGCCACGACTTCCGCTAAGACTGCGCTTGGGGTGGCCGCAGGCGACAGCGTAACCACGGGAACGCTAAACACATTTATTGGCGAAAATGCCGGTACGGCGGTAACGACCGGCGTTTCTAATACCGTTGTTGGATATGACGCTGGCGCTACCAGCAACACCTCGTTTAGCACTTATGTCGGTTATCAGGCAGGCCGAAACGTATCCGCAAACGGTTGCACCGCTCTTGGTAACTCTGCCGTGCAAGGTGTATTTGGTTCTTCAAGTGGTGGAAACAACACCGGCATCGGATTTTGGGCGCTTCGTGAAATTACAACTGGCGCAAGCAATACGGCTGTTGGCAACGTCGCTGGAGACAGCATCAGTTCTGGTACGTTCAATGTTTGCGTTGGTAGTTTTGCTGGTTCAAGCATTACTAGTGGTGGCAGTAACACGGTGCTTGGGTACTTCGCTGGCGGCAGCATTACAACCGGCCAATTAAATTGCGCTATCGGCGATGCAGCATATAGCTCTGGCAATTATCAAAATTCGGCTTGTCTGGGTTATAACTCACAAGTAACGGGGTCTGATCAGGTACAACTTGGTGATTCAAACACCACTACTTATGTGTACGGCTCAGTCCAAAATCGTTCTGATGCGCGCGATAAAACAGAAATAGCGGACACCAATCTTGGGCTAGATTTTGTCATGGCTCTCAAGCCGCGCAAGTTTAAGTGGGATATGCGCGAAGATTACCGCACCACTCCTCCGGTAAAACCAAACCCGGTGGACTTTCCGAATGATGACGCATACCAAGCTGCCATCAGCCAATGGCAAGCTAATTACTCTAGCTGGCAAGAAGCAAACAAATTAGCCAATCTGACGCACGACGGTACGCACAAGCGCAACCGATTCCACTATGGCTTGGTGGCTCAAGAGGTCAAAGCCACGATGGACGCAATGGGCGTGGACTTTGGCGGCTACCAAGACCACAGCGTTAAAGGTGGCGACGATGTGTTATCCATCGGCTACGAGGAAATGATCGCCCCGCTCATTAAGGCCATCCAAGAGCTTAAGGCCGAGTTTGATGCCTACAAGGCATCTCACCCGTAATAGAGTGATGTGCCATGTCTGAACAAGAGCACAACAACGCGCTGGAGCTTGCACTGCTGCGCAAAGATTTTGAGGCGCTACAGGCTGACATGACCGAAGTGAAGGGCGATCTCAAGAAGCTCGCCACCGCTTGGTCTACCGCAGAGAACCTTGTGGCCTTTGTGAAGTGGTTGGCAGGCCTTGCTGCTGCACTAGCCCTGATCACCGGAATGGTGAAGGGCTGGTTCTCGATGCCTTCCGCGAAGGAGTAGAAATGCTGTTACCTATCAACCTGCCGCCGGGTGTATACAAGAATGGCACCGACTATCAGGCCAAAGGTCGATGGTTTGACTCGTCTTTGGTTCGCTGGTACGAGGGCACAATTCGCCCGGTAGGCGGCTGGCGCAAGAAGTCCAACTCAGCCGCTAATGGTTCATGCCGCGGCGTGATTGCTTGGCGCGACAACGGGAATGACCGCTGGATCGCTCTTGGCACCCACACCAAGCTATATGTGATGAGCGAGGCTGGAACCCTGACCGACATTACGCCGGCAGGGTTTACGGTTGGCCGAGCAGATGCCGACTACAACAACGGCTATGGCGGCGCCACCTATGGCTCTTATGCCTATGGCGTCGCTCGCCCAGACGCAGGCTCCATCGACCCGGCTACGACATGGACGATGGACACATGGGGGCAGTACCTGATCGCCTGCTCCAACGACGACGGCAAGCTGCTCGAGTGGCAGCTCAGTACCGGCAGCGATGCGGCTGCTCTGGCCAACGCGCCGATTGACAACAAGGCGGTCATGGTGACCGAGGAGCGGTTCGTATTCGCCCTCGGTGCCGGTGGGGTAGGCCGAAAGGTTCAATGGTGCGACCAAGAAGACAATACCCTCTGGACGCCGGCCATCACCAACCAAGCGGGTGATTTCGAGCTGGAGACGGCTGGCACCCTAATGGCCGGCAAGCGCCTCCGTGGCGTCAACTTGCTATTTACCGATGTGGACGTCCACACGGCCAACTACGTCGGGCCGCCGTTCGTCTACGGCTTTGAGCGTATCGCCTCTGGCTGCGGCCTGATTGGGCCTCAGGCGGTAGCCGCCGTGGAGTCGGTCGCCTTCTGGATGTCCCCGGCCGGGTTCTTCATCTATGATGGCTTTGTCAAGCCGATTAGCTGTGACGTTCTGGATTATGTCTTCACGAATCTGAACGATTCTCAGAAGTCCAAGGTCTACGCCGTGGCCAACAACCAGTACGGCGAGATCTGGTGGTTCTACCCGAGTGCGACCAGTCTGGAGGTTGACTCGTATGTGTCTTACAATTATAGGGAGAACCACTGGGCAGTAGGGTCTTTGGCCAGAACCGCTGGCACCGACCGTGGCGTATTTAGCTACCCGCTCATGGTGTCATCCGATGGCTACGTCTACGAGCACGAGGTTGGCCTAAATTACGATGGCGCAAGTCCGTTTGCAGAGACAGGCCCATTTGAGATTGGCAATGGTGATCGCACCATGATGGCGAGGCAGCTTATCCCCGACGAAAAGTCGCTCGGATCTGTCTCGGTTCAATTCAAGACCAAACTGACGCCAGAAGGGTCAGAGTCCACTAAGAGCTACACGATCAACGGCGCGTATACCAATGTGCGCTTCTCCGGCCGTCAGGCCGCGATGCGCGTGACGGGTGCTGCGCCTAATACCGACTGGCGCCTCGGCACGATGCGCCTTGATGTAGTGGAGAGCGGAAGACGATGATGGAGCAACAGCAAGAGATTGCCGAGCTAGTCTCGCCGTTTCGCGAGCTGATCGAGCGCGCCTTGAAGGAAAACTACGGGCAGCTCGGATATCAAGACGTGCTCGAGGGGATTGAGGAAGGAGAGTATCAATTCTGGTCTGCGGCCAACTCTTGCGTGGTGACGACGATTGACGTCTTCCCGCGCATGAAGCAACTGACCGTGATCATCGGCGCTGGCGATCTTCAAGAAATTGACGACGTCATTCGCCCTATCGTTGAGGAATGGGCGCGAAGCATTCAATGCGACGCGATGATCATCATGGGGCGCCCCGGCTGGCAGAAGGCGCTCGAGGGCTACAAACGCACCGCAGTGGTGCTCGAGAAAAGACTATGAGCAATCTTTTTAAGTCTAAGACCAAGAAGGAAGAAACGCAGAAGACCGAGATAGATCCGCAGATCTATCAGCAGGTCTTAGCGAATCTGGATCTGGCGCGACAGGTCGCGTCAATCCCGTACCAGCCGTACACCGGCCTGATGGTGGCGCCATTCACGCGCGACTACATGGCAGGCGAGGATGTGGTGCGCCGTATCGCTCAAGAGGGTGGATTCATCCCGGAGCTGGAGATGGCCGCGCGTCAGGCTGCTGGCGATCTTGGCTACCAGTCTGGCGATATCACCGCCCCAACATTTGACCCGCGAGTAGTCGCCGAGCGTATCGGCGCCGAGCGCGTTGGGCAGTCGCTGACTGGCGGCCCGATGCAGATCAATGCGCAGCAGGTTGGCCGCTCGCTTGCTGGTGGGCCGCAGCAGGTGCGCGCCGGTCAGCTCGGCACCACCTTCGCGGCGCGTGACGTCTCTGGGCCGGGCGGTGCGCCACTGGCGCAGGGCGCGAGCGTGCTCGGCCGAGACATCCAGCAGTACATGTCGCCGTACACGCAGAATGTGATTGAGGCGGGGCTTTCCGATATTGACCGAGCTGCCGCTTTGCGCCAGCAAGACATCGGTGCACAGGCAATTCGTGCTCGCGCATTTGGTGGCTCGCGTCAGGCGGTGCAGGAAGGTATCGCGGCAGGCGAGGCAGAGCGCGAGCGCAATCGGTTTATCGCCGAGCAGCGCGCGCAGGCCTTCAATCAGGCCATGCAGGCTCGGGAGGCCGATGTTGGTCGCGAGCAGCAGGCAGGGCTTGCCAATCAGGCTGCCGTGCAAAACGTCATGGAGATGGCGCAGCGCGGAGAGATCAGCAACCAGCAGCGCGATATCGAGCTGCAACGTCTTGGCGTCACCGCTGGCACGCAGAACATTGAGGCGGGACTGCGCGCAGATCTGGCCAACCAGCAGGCGATGGAAAACTACATGCGCCTCGGCCTCACGGCAGAGCAGGCCAACCAGCAGGCGAATCTGGACGCACAGCGCTCAAACCAGTCCACGGTGCAGGATTACATGCGCATGGGGCTGACCGCCGAGCAGGCGAACCAGCAGGCGATGCTGGACGCTGCTCGCTTGAACCAGTCGGCAGGTCTACAGGCGCGTCAGGCAGAGCTTGGTGCGATGGGCGATCAGGCGAGCCGTATCCTCGAGGCGCAACGCGCCAACGAGGCGGCACGTCTGGGTGCTGCGAACTTCCGCCTTGGCGCAGGGTCGCAGCTCGCCGGATTCGGTCAGCAGGCGATGCAGAATCGCTATGGCGCAGGGCAGCAGCTTATGGCGATTGGCACAGGTCAGCAGGGACTTGCACAGCAGTACCTCGACGCGCAGCAACAAGAGTTCATGCGCCGTCAGAACTACCCGCTGCAACAACTCTCGATCCTGCAGGGTGCCGTCGCCGCCAGCCCGTACAACCAGACGGTCACGGGCAGCACGACGGTCACCGGACGGCCGAGTTACTTTGACATCTTCCGGCAGGCTGTTGGCTCATTCCCGATGCCGAGTGGCGGAAACACTGGCTCTGACATGGACATGAAGACCAACGTCAAGAAGATCAAGAACCCTCTTGACAAGGTCAATCGTCTCAAGGGCATCGAGTTTGAGTGGGAGAATGGATACGGCCGCGACGAAGATGAGGATATGGGCGGCGAAGACGATATGAGCATCTCGGCACAAGATCTCGAGAAGGTCATGCCGAGCGCGGTATCTCGCCGCGGCGATGGGATGCGTCAGTACGACGTGCCGCAGATGGTTGGCCTATTAACCGAGGCCGTCAAGGAGCTAGACAAGAAGGTTAGCTCTGGAAAGAAGGCCGGGGGTAAGAAAAATGTTTGAGACTAACCCGCTAAAGAATCCCGGCGACATCTTTGGGCGCAAGAAGACTGCTGGCCAGAAGACGCTTGATCTCCTAAAGCAGCTCGGCGTGCAGTACGAGATACCAGAGCCAGAAGACAGCATGAGTGTGCTCAGTGCTCTTGGAGATGATCCGCTCGCGTCTTCTCTCTCGCTGCGACCCGGTAAGGCGATGGGCGATCTGTCGATGGATATCTACAACCCGCAAAATATTTACGGGAACTTTTACAAAAAGATGGGCGGCCGAAAGGTGCGCGGCCTGTTAGGCGATTGAGGTAGTTATGGCAACCCCAATGGAAAAAACGAAAAAGCGACCCGGACTGCTTACGCGGTATGTCGGCGGTCTTCTTGGCGAAGACGTCGAGAACATGTCCGAGGAGGACTTGAGTAAGTTTAGGCAGGAGGCGCTCCTCAGTGCCATCAGCGGCCTAGGCGGTGGCGTCGGTTTGCTCGGTGGTCTTGGGCAGATGGCGCAGCGCAAGACTGCGCGCCAAGAAATGCAAGAGCAGCAGCGTCGTCTTGGTGCTGCGCGTCAGGCAGAGAGCCAGATATCTGGTCGCCTTTATGGCGGACTTCCGATGTCTACTGCTCCCGGCGCTATGGGCGCAGATGACGAGCTGACCGGCGTCAGCGTGCAGTCGCCGTATCGCCGAGATCCGACAGGAGCTGCGGCGCTTGCTGGCACAACTGCTGGCCTTGACGCGATGAAGCTCAACCCGATGCTGTCTGACATGCTCAAGAATCAGGTCGGGCAGCAGGTCGTTGGCGGATCTATCTATGACCGTCAGACCGGCCAGTTCGTTACGCCACCGCGCGATCAGGTCAAAACGCTTACGGCTGAAGAGGTCAAGGCGCTTGGACTTCCGACTGGCGCTATTGTTCAGCAGGATGCGGCAGGCAGAATCTCCATCATAAGAAACCCGGCTGCAGAAGGCGGCCCAAAGATTCCATCATTTGGTGATGAGAGCAGCCTGCGAAAAGAGTGGAACGCCCTAACAGAAGACTATCGCGCCATTGGGTCGATGTGGTCTAAGGTTCTTGAGGCAGGCTCAAACCCAACAGCGGCAAACGATATCGCGCTGCTCTTCGGTTACATGAAAATTCTTGATCCGCGCAGCGTGGTTCGAGAGGGTGAGTTTGCTACGGCGCAGAACGCTGGAAACATCAGCGAATCGATTCGCGCCAAGTACAACCAGCTCGTCAAGAGCGGTGAGCGCCTCACAGAAGAGCAGCGTCAGGCCTTCTTGCAGTCCGCCTATGGCGCTGTCAAGAGTCAGGTTCCGCAGCTCAACTCGTTGCAAAAGCAATACACGGCTATTGCGACGGCTCGAGGATTCGACCCAAATATGGTTCTTACCAGTCCGCTGCAAGGCGCTCTGTTGCCGAAGGTCAGCGGCGTCGATGACCCGAACTACAAGGCAATCCCGAATAACGGGCTTTACGAAGGCGCTGATGGTGTTATCCGTAGAAAGAGGGCGCAGTAATGAGCTACGGCAATGATGAAATAGTTGGCAAGTCCAAAAGTGACGAAAAAGATCAGTCTGCTATTGAGTACACGCGCGACGTGTTGCGGCAGATTCCGCGCCAGCTTGGGCTGACTGCGCGAAACATTGTCACTGGCGCAACCGCTATACCCGGCATTGCTGCTGACGTGACGATGAGCGGAGTCAACGCGCTGCTGCCATCTAACATGCAGCAGGCCATGCCAAGTCAGGCGCTGCAAAACTTCATGTCACGCGCTGGACTGCCCGAGCCTGAGACTGGCCTTGAGCGATTCAGCGGCATGATTCAGTCTGGCCTGACCGGCTCAAGAATTGATCCGATGGCAGCAGTCGCTGCGCTTCGATCAACTGGCACGGCTGCGCCTAGCGCGGTGAGAGCTGCTGGCCCGTTGGCTACTCCGCAGAATGTGACGCTGCCGACGCCGAAGCAAGAGACGTTCTATGAGGGGCGCGGTCAGGGCTACGTTGTCCCGCCTGCATCCATTCGCAGCGACATGCCGACGCAGATTGCTGAGAGCATGGGCGGCAAACGACTGACGGCAGAGATAGCGTCAGAGCGTAATCAGGACGTCACCAACATGCTCGCTGCCAGAGCACTTGGCCTTAGCGAGAATCAGCCTATCACGCAGTCATCGCTTAAGGCGGTGAGGACTGAGGCTGGCAAGGTTTACGGTCAGATCAGCAACAGTGGAAGGATTCAGGCAGATCCTCAGTACAAGTCTGAGATCGATGCAATCGCGCAGAATGTACAGAAGATTGCGGCCGACTTCGGTGACCTTGATGTTGGTGCTAGAAAGGAAATCGAAAAGCTCGCAAAGGATCTGAATCAGCCGAGCTTCTCCTCTGAAAGCGCCGTCTTGTTGTTGCGCCAGCTTCGCGATGACGCGACCAAGATGATGAAGTCGGAAAGTGCGAAAGATGCCAGCCTAGGCATGGCGCAGCGATCTGCTGCGAATGCGCTTGAGGCTGCGATCATGCGTCACCTTCGTCGCATTGGCCGAGATGATCTTGCCGATCAGTTCAATGATGCGCGAACCAGAATTGCAAAGGCTCATGACGTCGAGGCCGCAACTAACTTTGCAACTGGCGAAGTCAACCCACGAGTGTTCGAGCGATTGCTTGCCAATGGCGAACCACTCTCTGGAGAGCTTGCGCTAATCGGTCGCATGGGCGCTGCATTCCCGCGGTCTATGACGCCGAGGCGCGATAGCACCGGCGTGACGGCGCTTGATATCGGCCTTGCTGGTGGTGGTCTTGGCGCTGGTTTCTTGGCGCAAGACCCGCTTATGGCTTTTGCCGGCGCATCGCTTCCGGTTCTTCGTCGCGGAATTACTCGAGGTCTGCTGACAGAACCTGTGCAAAACGTATTGTCTCGCCCTTACCCCGGCGTGCCGGGCAGCGCGTTTGGCGCAGGCGGCGGCATATTGATGTCGGAGTCGGAAGCAGAACAGCGTAAACGTCGAGGGCGCTAGCATGGACATCTTCGAGATCTTCACCCGCGCATGGCCAATCATCCTTGCGATCATCACGCTTATCATCGTGCTCTCGAAGCTCGACCTGCGCGTGGCGGTGCTCGAGGACAAGATCAAGACGATCTTTGACCTGATCAACAAGGGCAACAAGTCATGATGGAAACCCTACTCGGCGGTGTCTTTGGCGGCCTGCTGCGCTTGGCGCCGGAGGCTCTCAAGTTCTTTGACTCGAAGAACGAACGCTCGCATGAGCTGCGCATGTTGGAAGCAGAGATGAAGTTTGCGCAGGTGAAGGGCGAGATTGCCATGCGCCAGACTGAAGCGCAGATGACGCTGGCCGAGGTGGATGCAATCGGTGAGGCATTCAAGGAGCAATCCGCCACGGCGCAGGCCGCTGGAAAGATCGTTGCTGGAATCTCCGCACTGGTGCGCCCATTTGTGACCTACCTCTTTGTGATCGCCTATGCCGCGGTCAAGGCGGCAGGATTCGCCATCGCGCTCGAGCAGGGCGGCGACTGGAAGCAGGTACTCACCACGATGTGGGGCGTCGATGACATGGCCGTGCTGAATATGATCCTCAGCTTCTGGTTCGTCGGGCGCGTCTATGAGCGAGTACGATAAGGCGCTGGCGATAGCCGCCGACCTATGCCGACACTTTGAGGGGTTCCGAAGCAAGCCGTATATCTGCCCTGCCGGCTATCCCACGATAGGCTACGGCACGGTCTACAAGCCTGACGGGACCAAGGTCACGATGGATGACCCGCCGATCAGCAAAGAGTTGGCCAATGAGTGGTTATTGTCCGAGCTACGGACAAACTACGGCGCCGGTGTGTTGAGAACCTCGCCCAACCTAATAAACCACCCGAACGCTTTGGCATCTGCCATTGATTTTGCTTACAATCTCGGTGTCTCACGCTACAGGGCAAGTACATTGCGCAAGCGACTCGAGGCCGAAGATTGGGATGGAGCAAAGATTCAGCTCATGCGCTGGACAAAGGCTGGTGGCAAGGTGCTGCCGGGCTTAGTGCGACGTCGTCAAGCGGAGGCTCAGTTGTTGCCATGAAGAACCCGCGTACAGATGGAGTCCCCTCCCAGTTCCAACTTGCCGGCCATACCATCAAGGTGGTGGTTGTTCCACCTCGCAAGTGGAAGCACGGCAAGAATTGCGTCGGCATCTGGTTGCCGGGCGACTACCGCATCGAAATCGTATCAACCTGCAGAGGATCGAATCGTCAGCAAGTGTTTTGCCATGAGGCAATACACGCGCTGCTGGAGATCGCTGGTCTGGATGACCTCAATAGCGATGAGTCCAAGGTGGATCTTTTGGGCCACTTGCTCCAGCAGATGCTGACCACCATGGAATGAAACGCCACCTCATTATCCCTGACGCACAGATCAAGCCCGGCTCACCGACTGACCACATCAAGTGGTGCGGGGAGGCGATCCTAGACTACAAGCCAGATGTCATCGTCTGTCTCGGGGATTGGTGGGATCTGCCCTCGCTTAATTCTCATGCGCCAGCCGGTAGCGAGGAGCTTGAGGGGCGCCGATACCATGAAGATATAAAGGCTGGCAACGAATCCTTTAATAAGCTCGACTCTTATTTAAGGAAGTCACGCAGCAAGACGTGGCAGCCGCGCAAGGTGTTTCTCGAGGGCAACCATGAGAACCGCGCGAACCGCATCGCCAAGAACGACCCAAAATGGAAGGGCATCATCGGCTCGCACAACTGCGAGACGCTCGATTGGGAGCGCCATAAGTTTCTCAAGATCTGTGAGATTGACGGGATCAAGTATTGTCACTACTTCCCGAACCCGTTCTCGGGTAAGCCCATAGGCGGCACGATCGTCAACAGGCTGAACTCGATTGGCGCGTCATTTGTGCAGGGCCACCAGCAGGGCTTCTTGTACGCCTCGAAGCAGTACCCTGACCACGTCAAGCATGGACTGGTCGCCGGGCGCTTCTATCTCGAGCATGAGGGCTACCGCCCAGACGATGTGCAGACCAATGAATGGTCTGGCATCGTGGTTCTCAATGGCGTCAGGAAGGGAGACTATGATCTGATGCCGCTGCGGATGGACTACCTACGGCGGAAGTACGGCTAGACTTCAGGCGCTCGATCTCGGCGCGCAGTTTCATCTCGGTCTCGACGGCGTCTGTCAGCCTCATTAGCAAGTCTTTGGTGCGGCGCCGCTCCACCGATAGGCAGTGCTCCATCTCGCTAACAATCTCTCGCAACTGCGCGACAGTCAGCGACCGCGCCAGCATCTCTCGGCGCCAAGATCCGCCTTCGCTCTCTGTGTCGATGTTCATAAGTGTCCGGCTATCGCGTCGGGGCCGGCGCTCCGAGTAGCGTACACGCGCGATTCGTGCTCTAGGGTCTACTCCTCTTCTGACCTGCGCCAAGTCCCTTCGTTGATCTGCCGCGCCACCTTCAGCGCGTCAGTAAAGAGCGCCTGATTCCAGATCGCGATCACCTGCTCTCTGGTTATCTCAGGCTTGGCGCTATCAGTCTCGCCAAGATCAATAATATCTTCGCACACCTGCGCGCCCTTGGTACAGAACCACGCGGCCTTGCGCAGATCCTGCTCTCGAGAGTTTCCGCCCTTGCGGCCAGCGCGCGAGAGGTACTTGATCGCAGAACCGACGCAGTAGCTCACCGCGCCATCATCGCCGAGCACGGCCTGTATGTAGTCAATCGCCTCGATTGGCTCGCCGTTGGGCAGTGTGAGCTGGTAGTGCTGTGGATGGTTGACCACATCCTCGTCAGCATCACCGCGCAGCCATGCGTCGATGTCTTCGTTGATATTGCTCATCACAGCACCCACGTTGCAGTTTTGATCGCGATGCCTATCACTAAGCCACCAACAGCAGCGCCAAGCAAGGCCATGCCCATGACAAATATGATGGCGCCAATCATCAGGAGCGTATCACTCCAGTCATTGTTTTTCATGCCGCCCTCTTCTTGAGTTTCTCGTTCAGGTCATACAGCGAACGCAGGTTGATGAACGCCGGCCAAGCATCATCGTCGAGCGACGGGTAGAAGTGGTGGCCGAAGTCACCATTCTCTTTGCTGAAGCGCAGCAGGTGATAACCGCCGTCGATCTTGGTGCCGGTGCACTCTTCGTATGCTTTCGCATAGGCCACCAACTGGATCAGGTACTCAGGGTACACGCCGCCCGATGTCTTAAAGTCACCGAGCACGATCTTGCCGTTGAGCTTACCGATGAAGTCCAGCGTGCCGCCGTAGCGGTACGTCTCCGACAATACCGGCACCTCGCAGTCGATGATCTCGAGCTGTGTGCCCTTGCACCAGAACTCGAAAGCAGAGTAGGCGCTGACCACCTGCGCGCGAAACGCAGCCGGGTCTCGCGTCTCTGCCTTCTCCATCGTCTTCTCGAGGTGCTGGTGCGGATCACCGCCCTTGACGAACACCTCGCACATCTCATGCACGCAGGTGCCAATCGCCAGTGCATCATTGGCATCGTATAAACCAGCCGGGGCTTCCATGCCCTGCCCCTCCAGCACGCCGTGTGCGCGACCGGTCTTATACGCCCAGTTGATCAATGCACCGGGGTCTTTGATCTTGAGGATTGTGGTGACAGACGGCACTTTCGTGCCGTCCGCCAGTTTATATCCACCGCGTAAGGTGGCCATCAGAACGCGATCTCATCGTCGGTAAACTCCTGATTGACAGGAGCAGGCTTCGCTGCAGCAGGCGCTGCCTTCGGCAACACCGGCGCATCTACCACACGATTGGCGATCTTGTCTTGCACCCACTGCGGCAGTTTGTCAAACGCCACCGGATCTGGCTCGTCGATGCTGTACGTCAGCGCTTCACCTTCCAGCGTCGGCGCCGGCATACCCTTCGGCAGCGGCATGATGCTGGTTAGGTTGGCGTAAGTCTTATCACCCTTAACGCTGTGCGTGACGTTGATAAACGCAGGCTTGCCGAGCACGTTGACCAGATCGAACTTCTTCAGCTCTTCTGGCGTGAAGGCACGGCCGCGCCATGACTGCAGCAACTGCCGCAGCGTCGCCTTCTCGTTGAGGCTCAGGCCAACCGTGCGGCTGATGACCGCCGGCAGGCTCTTGGCCTCGCCATCCTTGGTGATCTCGACGCGCTCGCTCGGGATCTGGAAGCGCAGCATGAGCGTGCGCTTGGGCGCGTACTGACCGCCCGGTGAGGCCTGCACGCCAAGGTCTACGACCATGTCGCACACGGCTGCATAGGCGCCTGCCTCGAGCGGCTTGCGCTCGGGATAGTTGCCACCACTTGATGCTGATACATAAATTGCCATTGTCTTAAACTCCTTCAGTTACGGTTCACCAGTAATCGACGCCGCTTCTTTTGCTGCGCCAGTTTGGCGGGGGAACCTGCCGCCATTCCAATTGTGTATCTCGGCGCAGTTTGCGCCAGAGGTCGAGTATCCAGTTCATCGCTCAAAGATCGCCACGGCAATCGCGAGCACTGCGAACACGGCGCACACCTTGATCAAAGTCACAGCGTGCGGCAGCTCTTCCGGGGTCAGCGTGAAGATGTCCATTAGACTTCCACCTTCGGGCGATATTGTTTGTACAGCGCCTCGGCTTCATCGCGCAGGCCGATGTTGCCAAGCCGGTTGATCATCATGCGAATCTGTAGCGCGCTGTCCCATCCGGCCTTCCAAGCGCGGTAGTCGTCGCTGTATTCGCTATACCAGTCATGGGTCTTAAGCTTCTGCTCGAGGTCTTGCAGGGTGGTCATGTCATCTCCTTCTATCGCTTCTAGCCAAGCACCGCGCCGGCCATGTGTGAATCCTAGACGGTCTGAAAAAACAATACAAGCACTTTTTGTGTAAATAATTCGCTTGACGGCAGGATGGCCACAAACTAGGCTTGTAGGTTATGAAAAAGCAACCACCGGAAACTATCGCCCTGCTCCACGCCGTGGACATACTGGGCGGACAAACGGCCACCGCAAAGAGGCTTGGCGTAAGCCAGCAGGCGGTGCAGTATTGGATCAGACGTGGCAGGGTGCCTGCCCTGAAGGCTATTCCGCTCGAAGCCGCAAGCGGAGTCTCTAGGAATAAACTGCGGCCGGACTTGTACCCATGAAACCAGAACTGACCGCTATCGTGCCGGTCGAGAAGATCCTCGATCTGGCCAAGAAATACCCCGTATTCCCATGCAGGAGGAACGATGAAAAAGACGCAGAAGGGCGCACGCTCAAAGCCAAAAGCCCACTCACCAAAAACGGATTTAAAGACGCCACGCAAGACGAAGCCCAGATACGTCGATTCTGGGCCAGTCACCCTGACGCACTCGTTGGGGTTCCAACCGGCAGCCGCACCAACCTCGCCGTCATCGACTTCGATACTCGGTCGGCTGACGCAATGGCTCAAGAGTGGCTGGCAGAGAATCAAGCCGCTTTAACTGGTACGCGAGTCCACCAGACCGGCGGCGGTAGCGGCGGCCGGCACTACATCTTCAGCCTGCCGCACGGTGTCAAGATCCGCGGCGGCGTGTCCGTCACGCTCGGCAAGGTCAAGCGGCAAGGCCTCGACATCCGTGCCGAGGGCGGATACATCATCTGGTGGCCGCTGCACTACGGCCAAGGCGGCCCGTTGAACGATATCCGCTCGCTACCCGCAGGGTTGATCGACGAGCGGCGCATGGATCTTGAGCTGCCGGCAGAGGTGGCAGCCAAAATGCCAGCGAAGCCCGGCACCAGTCAGGACTTCCAGCGCGAGCTGCCGCGGATCACCGAGGCGCTGGCCTACATCGACCCTAGCCCATACGACGCATGGCTCATGGTCGGCATGGCGCTGCACCACGCAAGTGGCGGCGCGGACGATGGCCTTGAGCTGTGGGATGCGTGGGCGAGTGGCGGTATCACTGGCAGCCTGCCGGACAACTACGCCGGGCGCGCCGACATCGAGTACCGCTGGCAGAGCTTCCATCTGGATCGCGGCAAGGGCGTGACGCTCGGCAGTCTGTTCAATGCGGCTAAGGGCGGCGGCTGGGTGTCGGTGCCAGAGGCGGTGCGGCTAGGGCCGCCAAAGCGCGAAGAACCGCAGGTGTCCTACGAGGATGTGCCCGAAGCGCAAGGCATGATGCGGGTGGTTGAGCCTGAAGTGCCTGCGCTAAACGCAACAAACGAAACAGCGTCGCCCGTTCGACGCCGTCTCACGCTGAGGCCCATTGGCGAGATCGTGAGCGAGCGGCGCGAGGCGACGTGGTTGATCCACAACGTCATCGAGGCCAATGTGCTCGCCGTGCTCGCAGGGCCGCGCGCCAGCTTTAAGTCGTTCATTGCACTCGATTGGGCCATGAAGATCGCCTGCGCAGGCAACGCGGTGGTGGTGCTGTCGGGCGAAGGTGCAGGCTTAGGCAGGCGCGCCGAGGCGTGGATGCAGCAGCACGGCCAAGGCCAAGAGCTGCAAGATCTGCAACTGCTGGCGCTCGAGTCGGTGGCCAACCTGAACGCCGAAGAAGAGATGGCGGGGCTGCAGCAGGCTATTGAGGAGGCTGGCATTCGGCCAGCGCTCGTGATCGTCGATACCTTCAGCAAGTTCTCGGCAGGGCTTGATGAGAACAGCAACCAAGAGGTGGCCGAGTATCTCTCCAAGCTCACAGTCGGTGTCCGCGAGCGGTACTGCTCCGCGGTGCTGCTGGTGGCGCATAGTGGCCACGGCGATGCCAAGCGGCCAAGAGGCGCCAGTGCGCTAATGGCGAACCCGGATGCTGAGTACATCGTCGAGCGGCCGGATGCGCAGGCGATGGTGGTGACGGTCACCCGCGAGCGGTTCAAGGACACGGCCAGTATGCAGCCGCTCGCATTCGAGGCGGTCGAGGTTGACCTAGGCCGGGTGGACAAGTACGGCGAGGCGGTCAAGTCGCTGGTGATGAAGGAGACGAACGCTCCGACCAAGGCGGCCGCGGCTCACTCGCCCCAAGGCAAGGCACAGCGGACGATCCTGTTTGCGCTCAGGGAGCGCCAGAAGAAGTCCGAGACGCCGCTCGTCTGGACGGTCGAGGAGATTCGCCAGATCGGTCGTGAGTGTGGGGTGCCGCGGCAGTCTGTCCACGATGCGGTCGAAAAGTTGATGCTCTCACCCTTCCTGAAGGCCACTGTAGGTGGCTCCATGCTAGGTGAACCGTGATGTCCGAAAATGTCCGAAAACGTCCGAACCGGACATTTTCGGCGGGTCATTTATGTCCGAAAATGTCCGAGAGTCCTTTAGGACTCGGACATTCGGACATGACCTTCGGACAGAGAGACAGACATGAGGTTGGTATGAAGTACAAGACAGACAAAGGGCAGGGTGTTGCTTTGGTACAACATGTTGCAGATACGCCAATGGCTAAGCGCATGGTCGAGGGAATGGGCGAGGAGGGGCTGGCGCTGATGCGTACCTTCCAGCAGCACTTCGGTGCGAAGCTCGTTCACTACCAAGACGAGGCTGGCGAGGTTGGTAAGAGGCCCGGGTGGGCGGAATGAAACAGGACGCCATGAAGTTGCTCGGGCCGCTCGAGTGGGAAGACTCCGCCTTCTGGGGTATGACGTCCAAGTGCCGTCGGTTCTCGATACGGAGTCAGACGGTCAGCGGCAAGACCGAGCATGTGCTCTGGCGACGTGGCCGGGATGGCACGGTCATACCGATCAACCTTGGCACCTTCGACACCTTCGAGAAGGCGGTCGAGGCTGCCGAGGAGGCCAAGTACGATACGCCGAAGCGACGTCGGCAGGAGTTCGAGTGGTGAGAAAGAATTGCCCGATCTGTGGGGTAGAGAACACGGGCGGTCAGCCTCATCGATGGCATAAGGAGGCTCACCGAAAGAAAGGGCACTCTGTCGCCGACATCACTGACATGGTGGCCAAGACCAGCGAGTTCCGTAAGACGGTTGAGCTGATCTGTCATGCGGTGGATCTGGCAAGGCAGCCTGATGGTTGGCGGTCTAACCCGAAGCGGACTGAGTACCATCAGGCCTACTATTGGCGAAACGTAGAGAAGCGACGGGTTCAGCGAAAGGTGAGCAAGTCTCTGCGTCGCAGGGTGCGGCCCTTGATTGCTGATCTATGCCGTGCTGTAGACTTGGCCAGAATATCCGCGAGGTGGTGAGATGGGAGCAAGACAGAGACAACGTGGTGCCGAGACTGAGCGTGAGGTCTGCAAGGTCATATCCGAGTCAACAGGGTGGCAGACTTCCAGAATCTTAGGTCAGGCTCGAGATGGTGGCGCAGATGTGCGACTGGCTCAGTTTCTGATCGAGGTCAAGCGTCGCAAGTCCATTGCGGTTTATGAGTGGCTAGAGCAGTGCCAAAGGGCTTGCAAGCCAACTGACAAGCCGGTGGTGATCGCAAGAGGTGATCACAAGGGATTCGTCGTCATCCAGCCTCTGGAAGATTGGCTCGAGATGGCCAAGCGTGAGTTACCCGAAAGATGAAGTGCGCAAAATGTGGGAAGGCGACCGAGGTTGTGAAGGTCTACCAGTTCCCAACTGAGGCGAGACGAAGGCGAGAGTGTCTAACCTGTGGGTTCAGGTTCACGACGGCAGAGAGAGTCTGGCGCAAGGTCTACGCCGATGAGATCCGAGCGGTCAAAGAGAGGCCGGCAAAGAAGGTCAAGCCTGAACCAGCACCGAGACGAAGAGTCTGGTCTAACTTTGACGTGGTATCGGCTGACGACTATCAGATGGACTGGGAAGACGTCAGCACCTATGTGCATGTGAGGGATGATTGATGGCAGGTTCTCCGATCAAGAAGGAACGGCGAGAGCGAGCAATCGCATTGATGGCGAAGGATACCTTCATGCCTGAGCTGTGCGAGTACATCAGCAACGGCGGCAGTCTGGTGCAGTTCGCATTGACGGCTCAGATACCTTACGGCCGGATGCACCAGTTCCTGATGGCCGATGAAGAGCGCAAGCAGCAGATCGAGATTGCCAAGCGTGCTCGAGCTATGTGGCATGTGGATCGTATTGAGCGGCTGGCTGACTCGGTGGAGCAGGAGCAGATCGATCCTCATGCTGCGAAGGTGGCAAGCGATATCAGGCGATGGGTTGCGTCCAGATTGGACATGCAGCAATGGGGCGAGAAGGTGCAGCAGAAGATCGAGATCACCGACACGACGCAGCTTCACCTCGAGGCAGTGCGCAACCTGATGAAGACGGTGAACACTATCGAGCCTGAAAAGCTGACCTCTGACACAGCGACGCGCAGCGAAACGGCCGCGCGCGACACATCAGAATGAGCGTAACGTTATAACGTAACACTGACTTTATGCAGATTCATGCGCATAATCGACGGTTTGACACGCAGCGCGAAACAGCGCGCGCGCAAGTCATTGATTCGCAAGGGGTTATGCGAGAGGTTCGTATAATACCCATTATGTTAAATAGTGGATAACCTGTGCATAACCGCGCAAATGAGAACGATTCGCAAATACCCCCCCCCGGGGGTGGCAGGTGGCGGGGGCGGCGCTGGCGTACTACCCCACAGAGACCCCCGTATGGGGCCGAATAACCCCCTCCGGGGAGGCATGACTTGAAAAATCCCTTCTACGACTTCGTCTCGCGCTATTACAGGAACCCTGTGGCCTTCGTAAGGGAGGTGCTAGGGGTGGAGCCTGACCCGTGGCAGATCGAGCTCCTAGAGCTTCTGGCGGCCGGTGAGCGCAAGATCAGCGTCCGCTCCGGCCACGGCACCGGCAAGTCCACCGCAGCCTCTTGGTCGATGCTCTGGTTCATGCTCACCCGCGCCCCGGTCAAGGTGGTGGTCACGGCACCGACCGCCTCGCAGCTCTTCGACGCCCTTTTCGGCGAATGCCGCCGTTGGGCCAAGCTGCTACCCCCCGCCATAGCCGACCTAATCGAAATCAAGTCCGACCGCATCGAACTAAAGGCCAGCCCGGAAGAGGCCTTCATCTCGGCTCGTACCAGCCGCGCCGAACAACCGGACGCGCTGCAGGGTATCCACGCCGAGTATGTGCTACTGGTGGTGGACGAGGCGCCCGGCGTCTCCGAGGCGGTCTTCGAGGCCGCCGGTGGTTCGATGTCAGGCCACAACGCGACGACCCTGCTGCTCGGCAACCCCACCCGCACGCAGGGGTATTTCTACGACACGTTCTACCGCCTAGCCGGCGACTGGAAAAACCTGCACGTCTCCTGCCTAGACTCGCCCAGAGTCTCGAGCGACTACGTTTCGGAGATGGCAAGCCGCTACGGCGAGGGGTCGAACGCCTACCGGGTGCGCGTGCTCGGCGAGTTCCCGCTGGCCGACGACGATACGCTGATTGGGTTGGAGCTGGCGCAGTCAGCCATCGACCGCGATGTGGTGCAGAACCCCGGCGCACCGATCCTCTGGGGTCTGGACGTCGCGCGTTTTGGCGCTGACTCGTCCGCCCTTTGCAAGCGGCAGGCAAACGTGGTGCTCGAGCCGGTCAAGACATGGCGCAACCTTGACCTGATGAGCCTATCCGGTGCGGTGCTGCACGAATGGGAATCGACCGAGCCGAAGGATCGCCCGGTTGAGATACTGGTCGATAGCATCGGCTTGGGCGCAGGTGTAGTCGATCGATTACGGGAGCTGAAGCTACCCTGCCGCGGCATCAACGTCGGTGAGTCGCCGGCCATCAAGGGGCAGTACGCGAACCTTCGCGCAGAGCTTTGGGGCAAGACCAAGGCATGGCTTGAGGCGCGCGATTGCAAACTGCCGCGTGACGAAAGGCTGGTCAATGAATTATCCTCACCGCGGTACTCGTTCATGAGCAACGGCAAGCTGAAACTCGAGAGCAAGGACGACATGAAGCGCCGCGGGTTGGCATCGCCTGACGTCGCCGACGCTTTTGTGCTGACCTTTGCGAGTGATGCGGCAACGATTGGCGGTGCGTATTCGCCGACGTGGACGAAATCTGTTAAAAGACAAATTCGTGGCGTCGTGTGACGCCGAAAATGCGAGGAGACTGATGAATGCTAAAGCCAAGCGACGTCGCTCTGTTCCAGAAGCGCCTCGACAAGAAAGCCCCGTCCAAGCCGGAGCCAAAGAAGCCGCCACAGCCGACAAAGAAAACGCCACCGGATTCCCCGCCGGCCGCGTAATACTCGCCGAGCATGGCGTACGGATGCTGCGCCTAGAGATACCGGGCGAATATCCAGCGTGCAATCCGTCTATCGCCGCAGATGGTGCGGGAAATCTCGCGTGCATTGTCCGCACGGTCAATTACACGCTCGGGATTGAGGGTGGTATTTCGTTTGGCAATAGCCCTCGCCCTGATACCGCCAACTGGTTTGTTCATATCACGCCTGATTTGACGCAGGGCGAGATACGGCGCATTGACGAAAGCGTTGTCAGATCGTACCGAGTGCCGGCGCGTGACGGCCTTGAGGATGCGCGGCTCTTTTGGTGGCGCGATGGCTGGTGGTACATGGCCTCAGCCTGTCACCACGGGCCGCGCTGCCGTAACACGATGGCGTTATGCCAGCTTCCGCATAACGGGCCAGTGCAGGAGCTGGAGTTCTTGGTCAGTCCGCACAGTCTTGAGCGCGAAAAGAATTGGATGCCGTTTATCGACGGCGAGCGGCTCGGATTTCTGTATTACGGATCACCTGCAGAATCATATGAGCTGTGGCCGCAGAATCGCCGGGTGAATTTGGGCGGTGATGACGGCACGCTGAAGGGCTGGTCTGGTTCGTCGCAGCTGGTGCGATACGGGCATTGGTGGCTTGGTGTGGTGCACCAGCGCCAGAAGCAGCGCGGAAAGCATGTCTACGCTCACCGGTTCGTCATGTTCAATGACCTATTCATCCCGATACAGATTGGGCGTGAGTTTTTCTTCCGAGACGAGACGATTGAGTTCTGCGCCGGGCTGGTAGAGCATCAAGGCCAGTACATAGCCTCGTTTGGCGTGATGGATCGCGAAGCGTGGCTATGTGCACTCGCACCGGTTCAGGTTGAAAGTCTGCTCGGGGGACAATAGGAGAGGGATAATTTCGGCACGGGTGCCGGTCTATGAACTATGCTGACGGATCGATGATCGAGAAGACCGAGGCTGCTCTAGGCCTTGGCCCTGAGCCTATGGACGAAAGCGAACTGCAGTCCGTAGTGCAGGCCGAGCTGGTCGATGCGGTATCGTTCATCGATAACGACCTCTCGCCGAACCGCGCTCGAGCGATTGAATACTATCGCGGCGAGCCGTTTGGCAACGAGGAAGAAGGCCGCTCGCAGGTGGTGTCTACGGATGTCCGAGACACGATCAACGGCATCATGCCGTCTCTCATGCGCGTCTTCTTCGGCTCGTCCAAGGTGGTCGAGTTTGTACCGCGCGGCCCAGAAGATATCCAGACTGCCGAGCAGGCGACCGACTACGTCAACTGGATCTTTACCTCGGATAATAACGGCTTCTTGGTGCTGCACTCCGCATTCAAGGATGCGCTGCGCGGTGCGCTCGGTATCGTCAAGTTCTATTGGGAAGAGAAGGTCAAGGTCAAGACCGAGCACTACAGCGGTCTGGATGAAACCGCGCTGACGCTACTGCTCGATGAGCCGGACGTGATTGGCTCGGCCATCAGCTCAGAGGATGACCCGAGCTGGCAGGCGCCGGTTGACCCGATGACCGGGCAGCCGGTGATTGATCCCACCACGGGACTGCCGCCGCAGGCGCCGCAGATTTATGCCGTGGAG